GGTGAAACTTATCCACCCAGCTCCTTTGCTAATATTGGAAGAATCACCAGCGACAACTACTTCACATTTCGTATACTAGGACTGGATTTTGATTCGAACAACATAGAATATCTATTTTCTGATCTTCCTCTTGGTCTAGTGGGAAACTCCAGCACTGGATGGATCGAAGGTTATCCAGTCATAAGCAATAACAACATAAATCAATATAATTTCAGTGTCGCAGTCAGAAAAACAGCAAATCCTGGCATTACTACTCCAAGTTTTAATTTCTCGTTTACAGTTAGTAACAACATACTGGGTGATATCATTTGGGTCACTCCCGCCAACATTGGAACAGTATTCAATGGAACCGTAAGCAATGAAAGAGTTTTGGCTACCAGTGATGTTGTGCTACAATATAGATTAGTATCAGGTGCATTACCGCCAAATCTCACTTTGTTAAGCAATGGTGAAATTTCAGGCGTAGTTGCATATCAACCCACTGCTGCTCTATCGGCACCACTGTCTACAACTGATTTCACATTCACGATTCAAGCGTATTCACCCACTTTTCCAGTAGTGACTTCTCAAAAAACATTTACACTTGCTGTGTATCAAGAGTTCAGTCAGCCCACTGACACATTGTATATTAAATGCACTCCTAGCATTCCAGATAGAGTATTACTGAATAGTCTATTGGACAATGATACACTGATCCCGCCCGAAATGGTGTATCGTTTGAATGATCCTTATTTTGGAAAAGCAACTGCGGTGGTTTATGAACACGCTTATGGCATTTTCGCAAGCAGTTTCGATCAATATATTGCTGCTGTCACCCGGAATCACTATTGGAGACAACTTACCTTGGGTGAGTTAAAAACAGCAACAGCCCGAAATGATGCAGGTGAAATCATCTATGAAGTTGTTTACAGTGAAGTCATTGATAACCTGATAAACCCAGCTGGTATTAGTATTCCAGAAGAAATTTATTGGCCGAGGTTTATTCCTCTTGATTTGGGCCCATGGTATGTGAGTGAAACAAATATTTTTACAAGTTATATTTCGTCACCAACTGGTCAATTATATTATACAAGTTTAACTCCAGGCAAAGCCAGAGTATTATATCCCAATTCTTTACCAAACATGAGAAATCGCGTGGGACAAGTGTTGGGACAAGATTATAACTATAATCTGTTGCCAAAATGGATGACAAGTCAGCAAGCAAACGGGTCTACTACTGGATTTGTGCCAGCATGGGTCATTTGTTACACTAAACCCGGATTCGCAGAAACAATCAAGCGCAATATCCAGACATTATGGGTAGATCAGATTGGCAATATCAATACATTAAACACTATCAATTTTAAGATCGATAGATTTACAGTGGATAAAAGCACTACATTTAATTATGATACCAATATTAATCCGCCCGCTTGGACCTCATTACCCAGTGCAAGTCCTGCTCCTGTTCCAACTGATTCAAATGATTTTTATGTATTGTTCCCGCGCCCCACGATCTTGCCAGATGAGACACAATATTCAAGTTGAGTTTCCATCAAAGATAAATACTTTACATACAGCAGCAGCAGCAGCAGAGAAGTAAATGAGCCAAATTAACACCAACGGCATCGATGTAAATTATCCAATCCCTGGGCAGAATAATCCCAGCCAAGGATTCCGTGATAATTTCTCACAAATCAAAACCAATCTCAATACAGCCTCAACTGAAATCACTGATTTACAGAATAAAGCAGTATTAAAGGCCGCATTAAACAATTCAGTTCTTAATAATGATATGGCCAACGCAATCATTAGTAACTGCGCTACCAGCGGATTTAGAGCCACTACTTATAACTTGGGCAATGCACTTTCTGGTACTATATTAGTTGATGTAAATCGCGCTGATGTTCAATATGGCAGCGTTACCGGGAATGTGACTTTTCAATTTGGCGGTTGGGCTCCGACCAACACTGAAAGCAATGTGGCACTGCGATTAACTGTTTCGAACGCTAATGCAGTTATCTCTTGGCCAAGCCAATGTGTGTCTGCTAACAATAATTTTGGTGTAACTCTTTTAGAGAATTATGCTGATATCTCAAATGTTGCCACTGTTACTGCTCCTTCTAATGTAGCAATTCTAGAATACATGTGCAGCACATTAGATTGCGGCAATACAATTTCTATGATTCCAACCAATCGCCCTTATCAAGCAACTCAGATCATCAACCGTGATCCACCTTCAACTGGATTACCAGGTGATGTTAATGGTGCAGTTGCAGTAAGTGGCGCACTAGGTCAGATCACAGTTACCCAAACTGCAAATATTCCAACTGTAATCACAGCCAACGCATTTGTTACATCAGCAAGTAACATCGCAGGAACCACATTCACGGTGGGTTCTCTTTCTTCTGGCACAATTGCAGTTGGCATGTTGTTGAGTGGAACTGGAGTAACAGCAAATACTTGCATTCTGTCAGGATCAGGTTCTTCGTGGATTGTCAGCGAGTCCTCGTCCACTGGCGCTTCAGTTGCTATTTCTGGTCATACTGGCATCACTGTGGTCAATAGCGTTCCTACTCTAACTGTAGGTGTTCAAACATCAGGAACAGTTCAGACTGGAATGATTCTATCAGGATCAGGTGTTACTGCCAATACCTTCATCGTGAAAAATCTCACAGGTTCAGGCTCGGGATCAACATGGCAAGTAAGTGCGTCACAATTTGCTGCACCAACAACTATTAACGGAAACATTGACTTACTTACAGTAAGCGAAACAACCAATTTCTATCGTGATATGCCAATTATCTTTACTGGAACTACTTTTGGCGGCATTACTGCTGGCACAACTTATTATGTAAAAGAAGTTTGCTCTGGCACAGGGATCACATTATCGGCTACTCCAGGTGGAGCAATGCTAACGCTGACCAACAATTCAGGCAATGTGATGTATGGTAATCCTGCATCTTATCTGTATGTCGCCACTGATTCGTTCAACTCTGTAATTTATAACAAAGACACAGTTAACACATACGCAACAACCAATGTTATTAAATTTTCTACCTCAGCCAATCTAAGTCTGATGACAGTAAACTCGCCAATTATTTTCACTGGTAATGTATTTGGCGGATTATCAGCAAATCAAGCATACTACCTTAAGTCAGTCGATGTTGGTAATTCCAATGTTACTATTAGTCAAACCAGAGTAAATGGAATCGCTGGATCAGCAGTATTATTAAGCACTGCTAACGGCGCATGTGTTGCTACTTGTTATGTGGGACAAGATATTTGGAAGAGAGTAAACCTCGCTTCCTGGTGATAAAATATGGAACACCCTTTCGTCAACAATCTAACAGACAAAACCCTTGAGCAACTCCAAGAGACTATTTCCAGTTTAAATAGTAAACTGTCATACGCACATCGAACCGGAAACAGAGCCCTTATCAATCAATTGGATATGGCAATTGAAAGTTACCGAAATCAATATTCAAAGAAAATGGATGATCTTTTCTCAAAACAAAAAATAAATACCCAAATTAATATTCAGAGCAAGAAATAATTGTTGACATTCTAGTTTTTATATGTTATTCTGCTTCTATGTTCACAGATTTGTATGGTCAACAAGTATATTCTGAACGGGATTTAATTGACCTGTATCTAACCAATCCTGATATCCGGCCCAAGACTGTTTTGGTCTCAGAACCAATCACATTCGATAAATCTTTGTATTTAAAACACATTCCAAAACTTATCGAATACGCTGCGAGTGCGGTGACAGTCAATGACTTTGATAATGAACGCAGAAATAACTGGTTTATGCCAGCTGAGTATAAAACCTTCGATATTGCAAATTTTATTTTGGATCAATGCAACGGCGATGCCGAGTTACAGAGAGCAGGCGAAGAATTGATTCTATACCAAGAACGAGAACTATTCATGCTGCTAAGATATCTAAAATATCTGGTTGATACAATGAGAAAGAATAAGATCGTTTGGGGAGTAGGTCGAGGCTCTAGTGTTAGTAGTTTTGTCCTTTATCTTATAGGCATACATAGAATTAACTCACTTTTTTACCAATTAGATATTTCAGAGTTTTTAAAATAATCATACGCTAAAACAGTATAAATAAAATCAAAGGAGTAGATGTATGGCAAAATATAGAACAGCAATGGGCAAAGTCGTTGATATGACGCAACTTACCGCGAAGAATGAACATGTTCGCGCAGTGGGAAATATGAGCGTAAACGCAAGAGGCGACTCGATTGATTCGTTAGGCAGAGTAGTTACTCCTGTCACCAAAAAGGTAGGCGGTGCTTATCAAAAGACTGTTTCTAATCGATCCGCTAATATCGTAAGAAACAAGAACGCTCCACAACCTGCCAAGGCTGATGCTCCAGCGGCAGAAGTCACTGAAGAAGAACTAGAGTTCTTGGATACCGCAGACGAAGACATGGAAATCGAAACTATCAAGACAAAAGATGCAAAGAAGGCTAAATAATTATGGCGAATAGACCAAATATAACAGTACAAACAATCAAGAGCCTCCGGGCTCTTAAAGATACGATTATTGTACACGGGATGGATTTCAATGAGCGTCTGAGTCGTGGTGGAGTTATCATCATCGATGATGACATGAAAAGTGCAGGGATTAGACCGCGTTGGGCTCAAATCTATGCATTGGGATCGAATGTTGATTATTTAAAGGTAGGCCAATATATTATGATTAGTCACGGTCGTTGGTCGCGTGGTCAAGCAATTGAAGACGAAACCGGCGAGAAAGTTATCCGTAAGGTGGATCCCGCAGACATACTATTAGTCAGTGACACTTATGTTTCGGACTATACGATGACCGGCGTGGATTATTAACTAAATGGATAAATAGTCATGTTGTAGTTCACGGGAGTGCAATCCCCAACTACTCTAATGCTATATAGGAGCAATCAGCATGACTATTTATCTATATAAGAAAACCCATAATAAAACCGGTCTACAATATTTAGGAAAAACCATACAACCAGACCCACATAAATATAAAGGTTCTGGAGTCTATTGGACAGATCACATTAACCAACACGGCTATGATGTTACGACCGAGATATTAAAAGAATGTGAAACCAAGGACGAACTTATGGAATGGGGTCTGTATTATAGTACTCTGTGGAATATTGTAGACGAGAGAGACAGCACTGGAAAGAAAACATGGGCCAATCTAGAGCCAGAATCTGGCGCAGGATTTACCAGTGAGCAAGCAAGACTTGTTAGTAAAAATAGGATTGATGCAGGATCTCATCATTTGATGAAAAGATCAGATGGCACTAGCTTGACTGCCGTTCGCACCACTAACGGAACAAATCCATTCAGTAAAAGACAAGATGGATCTAGTCTTGCAACAGATAGAGTTGAGGCCGGTACACATAATTTTTTAGGAGACGGAGAATTTCAGCGCAGTGTACAGCAGAAATTAATTGCAGCAGGAACCCATCATCTTTTAAACAAAGAAGCAGCCTCTATTAGAAGCAAGAAACGAGTAAACAGTGGAAAGCACAATTTTTTAGGACCCGATATTAATAAAGAACTTCTTGCTAGGGGAAAACATCCTAGCCAAATTGTATGGACTTGTGAACACTGCGGTACTACTGGAAAAGGGAAGGGAATATTCACTAGGTTCCACGGCGATAAATGTAAAGAAAAACTATGAAAAACAATCTGGAAAGGGAGCAGGGAAACTTGCTCCCTTTCCCATTTCTCTTGATTTTTACAACAACAACAGATAGAATCATAATTCAATTAGCATAAAGAGAGTTACATGAATTTAAAAGATACACTTTGGGTAGAACGCTATCGTCCTGCAAAAATCGATGACTATGTTTTCGTAGACTCTCGCCAAAAAGA